CGGTAACCTTGAAGCGATAGGACAGGAGTTTGGAATTTCAAATGTAGTGCTTCCAGAGATTGGAAATGTAGACAGTGGCAGACAGGCAGGATTTGACGAGCAGGGTAACTTTTTAGGACTCTCCGCATATACGGAAGATATACAACGGGGTAACTTATCCCGCCAGCGTGAAGCTGACCTTGCTGATGTTGAGCGACTAGCTGGCAGATATTCCGATGTAATGGAAGGATTTGCACCTGGTACTGCCACTGGCATACAGGGAGCAAGGGATTTACTTGAGGAACAAAAGGAAGCTCTCACCACAGGTGGCGGTGCAATTGATGTTCCCACAGGATCAACCTATGGTGGTGACACTACCGGGATGATGGCAAGAGGTGTGACTGTTGCAGATCCTCTACAGTTACAGGCAAGCACACAATTTGATCAAGAGGTTGGAAGAGGTCAGGATTCACTAAGATCCGCACTTTTGGGAGATGCAAGAACCGCAATGCAAGAGGGATTGACTGAGCGTGAACAGGCACAGATTGCAGATGCCGCCCGTGCGCGATCCACACTCATGGGAAGAACCTTTGACCAAAGTGCAACCATCGCAGAAGCAGAAGCACGTGTTGCTGAAGACAATGCCAGAAGAATGCAAAACCGTGCATTCGCACAGGGAGTGCTTGGACAGGAAGCAGGGTTACAACAAGGTGATATTACCCGTGGCATGGCACAGGAAAGTGAACAGGCTGGACTCAATCAAAGACGGGACTTGGCACAGGCACAACTTGAGCAACAGCAACAATTGACAGAACTTGATTCAGCACAGCGTGCAAGCCTGGCAAATCAAGCACAACGCCAGCAAGCTGGTCAGTTTGATACGGGTGCGACAATGGATGCTCAACGCTTAAACGAGCAACTCCGTCAGCAGGGGTTGGGTAACTACATCAATGCAGTTGGTAATCTCGCACAGATCGAGGATCGATACGCGCTTGATCCGTTCCAGGCATTACTTGGAAGAGGTGGAGGAAATGCCTTGCAACAGGGACAGTCCGTATTTGGACAGGCAGGGTACGGTTTATCGAGCGGACCGCAATACTTGAACCCAGAAGCCGGATTGGGTTACATTTCACAGATGGCGGCTAACGAAGCTAGTATGTACGGAGCGCAACAAGCCGCCAATGCTGGTAGAAGTTCGGGTATTATGGGAGGGCTAGGCGCATTGGGTGGCGGGTTACTGGGTGGTTTAGCATCTGCGGGTAAAATATTCTAAGATAGGAGACAAATAACATGGCAAGAAGACCATTTTTTTCAGGTAATTACGGATCAGCGCTAGGCTCAACAGCCAACGCCGCCAACCTTATTGCGAGGGCAGGGGAACAGCAGGGGCAGATGTTCGCCAACATGGGCGCGCAGATCGGGGGGATAATACAGCAGTATGGGTTGAATAAGGAGAAGCGAGATAAAGCAGAAGCCGCGTTTCAAGCTGATGCAGGCAGACTAATGAAAAATAGTCCTCAGAAGTTTGTATCAATGCAATCCGATCCTGTAATTGGAAAAACATTAAAAAGGATAGAAGAAGGTAAAGGAACTCAATTGGATTTTGATAAGTATAATGCTTTTCGTGCCGCTGATAAAGAAGCGACACTACAAGAAATGCAATTAGAACAAATGCAAATGATGAATGAAATCAGCAGGCTGAGAAATAAATATGAAGCAGATACACTTCCTGCAAGAG